GTTAGGCGTGCATGCCAATTTTTGTTAAAGATGCTGGACAATGGCGTGAGATAAGTTCGTCAACAGGTGGAGAAGTATTTCTTCGTGATGGCACTTCTTATACAAACAAAACAATTAATAATATTTATGTAAATGACAGCGGTACATGGAAAGAAGTATACTCTCTTTTTGAATCTACATCTTTTGCTACAATAAGTTCATCGGGACAAACAACAATAGCTGTTCCAGCAAACGCTAATGCAATTCATATACAGCAAGCTGTAGGTGGTGGCGGTGGAGGATTTCAAGGTGCTGATTATGATAAAGCAGGCGGTGAATCAGCAGGAGCTGGTGGAGCATCGGGTGGCTATATATCTGATAGAGTATACACTATAACAGGTGGTGAACAATTAACCGCTAATGTAGGAGTTTAGTGGAGCAGCCGATACAAGTGGAGGAAGATATTCAGGATCATCTAGCCCTGGAGGAACAACTTCTTTATCAGGAGCTACAACAGGTTCAATTTTTTCTTTAGGCGGAGGCGGAGGTTCCTCTGCTTCAGGTGGTGGTGTTCAAGGACCTCTTCGTAGTAACACCGCAGGAACAGCAGGAACCGTTACACAAGGGACATCTTTATCTTCAGGAACAACAGTAGATGGACTTAATATAACCACATTTAATTCTGGAGAAGCAGGTTCATTTAATGCTTACGGAACAGGAGCACAAGGTACTAATCCAGGAAACTGTGGTGGTGATAACTGTAGTATTACTGGAGGAACGGGTGGAATAGCTTATAACGGTAATGGTGCTGTGGGAACATCAGGAGCTGGTGGTAATGGAGGAAATCATCCTTTTACAGGTGGTACCGCAGGGACAGTAGGTGAAATGGTTTATAGATTCTTGAGGATAAGCTAATGCCTCTTACTAAGATAGGATTTGCCCCTGGCATCGATAAACAAGATACCGAATACGGAGCTGCAGGACGTTGGACAGACTCTGATTTTGTACGATTTAGATATGGTCTTCCTGAAAAAATAGGAGGATGGGTAGAGTTACTCGCTGATAAACTTATTGGTGTTGTAAGAGATATGAAAGCGTGGACAGATCTTAATGGTGTACGATACACGGCTCTCGGAACAGACAGAAAATTATATATTTACACAGAGGGTGCGTTGTATGACATTACCCCTATTCAATCAACACAAGCAGGACTAACAAATCCTTTTGTTACAACAAGTGGAAGTTCAATTATCACGGTTAATGATGCTTCACACGGAGCTATACAAGGTGACTTTGTAACATTTAGTGGTGCAACAGCAGTAGCTGGTCTTGATATGAACAAAGAATTTGAGATTACAACTGTTGTTAGTACAAGTCAGTACACCGTTACATACACAGGATCCACGGCCAATGCTTCGGCAACAGGCGGCGGAACAGTAACAGCAACCTACCAATTAAGTATTGGAACAGCCGTATCACAATATGGTTATGGTTGGGGTACAGGACCGTGGAATAATAGTACATGGAATACACCAAGATCTACTTCTACAGTTACAATTGCTGGTAGAGGATGGTCATTTGATACTTTTGGTGAAGATTTAGTTGCAACCGTTACACAAGGTAGGACATACAAATGGGATACTTCGGTTGGTACAGGAACAAGAGCCGTGGCTCTTACAACAACGCCAACTAAATCACGGTTTAATTTAGTATCAATGCCTGAAAGACATATATTTTTATTTGGAACAGAGACTCTTATAGGAGATCCTACCACAGCAGACCCTTTGTTCTTACGTTTCTCTTCACAAGAAACAACCACAGCCTGGAATCCAACGGCTGTGAACACAGCAGGTTCTTTTCGTATTCAAGATGGATCAGAGATTGTTTCAGCCGTGCGTTCTCGTAATGCTGTATTGGTATGGACAGATACATCTTTAAATGCCCTACAATTTGTTGGTGCACCTTTCGTCTTTAACTTAACACAAATTGGCGCTAACTGTGGTGCCGTATCACAGCACTGTGCTGTTGATGTAAATGGTACAGCCTTTTGGATGTCACAAAATTCTTTCTTTAAATTTGATGGTGCTATTTCTAAAATGCCTTGCAGTGTTCAAGATTATGTCTTTAATGATTTTAGTATTACTAATAGACCAGAGACATATGCAGCGGTTAATTCAGAGTTTAATGAAGTTACTTGGTTTTATGTGTCTAATAGTTCAACACAAATAGATAGATATGTTACTTATAATTATTTAGAAGATTGTTGGTCAACGGGCAGTTTAGCTAGGACAACATGGATTGATTACGGTGTATACCAAAAGCCNTATGCTAGTGGATATTCAATCACGGCTCTCGGAACATCNCCACCTGTACTTGGTGTAACAGCAGGNTCNTCTANNATCTATCAACAAGAAACAGGGTTTGATGATGTAATATCAGCCATAGATGCTTTTATAGAATCAGGTGATTTTGATATTGCAGATGGTCAACCTTTCCTACATATAGGTAGAGGTATTCCAGATTTTGGTACAATGGTAGGTTCAGTAGATATAAAAATGAGATTTAAAACATATCCTAATTCAACAACTCCTGTCACTATAACAAGGACAGTGACATCAACAACAGATAAATTTGATTTGCGTGGCAGAGGAAGACAAGCTAATGTGCGTATTGAATCAGATCAAGTAGGGGATAACTGGCGATATGGTACACTACGATTAGATGTTCAACCAGATGGAGGTAGATAATGGCGAAGATAACAACAACAAGATTTCCCCAAGCAACACCACAATATAGTCCACAAACACTAGATATTTTAACTCGTTTGTTAGAGCAAATTGTTCAACAATTAAATTTTGGTTTTCAACAAGATTTAAAAGACGAAGATACAGCGAGGACATGGTTTCTTGGCTGATTCATTTTTAAGTTTTTCAGGTACTGGTGGAGGTGCTGCGAGTGTAGTGTATGTAGTTCCCACTGCTACGCTTACAACAGAACCACCTATACCACCTACTACAGCTTTAGTTAAAAGTATTCGTTTATCTAATGCTACAGGAGGAGCCGTTACTACTATTGTTTCGGTAACAGATTATAGTGCTAGCATTGATATTAATTTAATTAATAATAGTGTAGGGGACAGTGAAGAATTAGAACTACTAACTCAACCTATTGTTTTGGAGCAACAAGACTCTATCAAAATAACAGGAGTTGGTGTAAAAATATTAATTAGTTTAATGGAGATATCATAATGAAAAAAGTACAAGAATCAAAGATTATAGGCTACCAAAAAGTTCACGGAAAAGATGTACCTATTATACAACCAGAGGTTCACACCGAGGTTAAACATAAATTAACAGGTAAAGAGTATAACTCTAAAGAAGAAGCTCAACAAGATGTTGCTGATCCTAACACAGATACTAAAGACGAACACATTGAAGAAAACGTAATGATTAAAGTCATTGAGTTACCTGAAATGGGTGGCGATGTTAATATCTAATTTTTAGAAGCCCTTAAATAGTTTTTCATATTCTGTTCTACAAAAGCTTTCTCTTCAGCATCTAAAGGTCTTCCACCACTAACATAACTTGGTGCAGGATCTACAGTAAGGGTGTCATATACATCTCCTTCTTTTGGATAATCTTTACCAGTAGCTACTTCTTTTTGACAAGTACATCCTTGTACATGTTTAGTGTGATCTCTTTCAATGGCTAGTAGTCTTTCGTGGTAGCGGCTCACCTTATCTGCGAGGACAGCTATAGCTTTTAATACTTCTTGATTATCCATAATTTCTCCTGATTTACAATTTTTGGGTGAGAACCAATTTAAACACATGTGTTAATGATTTCAAGAAATCTTTTTTTAATTGTTTTCTTGACATTTAAAACTAGATGGTTTTCCACCCGTCTGGGTGCGGTATACAATGTTCGGTTTTAATACCAGGTTTCATTGTCATTAAAACATCACCACTTATACTAATACGAGCAATGTCTTTTGTGTTAATTTCTGTTTGATGTAATAGCCCACTTGNAAAAATAAGAAAGTCTCCTGTTTTAACAGGGTACATATAACTAGCAAAGTTTAATTGGTTCCAATTAGATATGTAATCATCTGTTGGAGGAATAAATAAACCTGTTTGTTGAGCTAATTCTTTTTCAAACTTTATGTTACCCATCTCTTCGTTGCGTACATAATAAACAAAACTAAACTGACTTGCTGTATGTTTATGGCTAGCAATGTGTTGATCTTTGGCTGTATGTGTAGCCCATGATTTAGTAATATGAATATCAAATCTATCTTTATTATATCCTTTAGCCCCTATAAATTCATGGATAGCCGTAGCTATTTCTTTAAATATAGAACTATATTTTTTATCAGTATGTAAATTATCTTTTGCTTCATCAATGTCATGAGCATGTGTGTTACCTACCACATCTGTTGTTGCAGCTGTTGCCCCTGGTTTTTCTTTAACAAATTTTTCTATATGAGGGATAATTTTTTTATCTTCTCCTATATGTTTATAAAAAACTGTCTCACCAAAAAATGTATTAACTCTCGCTTCTTTCTCCATATGATACCTCCAAGTATTCTATTTTAGTTACCCAACCTTTAGGTATAGCAATAGCTCCCCCACCATGATTGT